ACGTTGTTTAAGGTCGCGTTGAAGTTGAGCTTTGGCCACGTTAAGCACAAACTTGTTGGCGTCTTTGGTGTTGCCAAGTTGAGCGCCAGTTGCAGTAATGCGTTGGGCGTCCGATTCTGTTTGCGGGCCTTTTTGTTCCAACTGACGTTGCAAGACCGCAGCGTTGGCGCTGGCCAAAAAGGTTTGCGCGTCTGTTGCAAAATCTTTTGCGTTTTGAACACCAAGCGCACCCAAAACTTTAGCGCCTGCGGCTACCGTTTCGGTTCCAAAACCAGTATCAAACCCTTTATCTAGAATAGCAAGATTGCTTTCAATTGCGGGTAATGACCGTGCGGCAACTGCTGCTTGCGTTTTTATGTTCTTAAAGTCATCAATTAAAAGTTCGCCGTATTTAGTCTTCTCAGCTTTTTCTTGCGGGCCGTAAGACACTTTTGGCGCGCCTTTTTCCGCAACTTGCATTTTTTGCGATTGAACAGCAGGAGGCAATGGAACGTCGGCAAAGGTGCCGAGTGTTGTGGGTTTGCCGCTAAACGCGGGTGTTGATATTACGTCAGTTTGGCCGTATCGATTAACTTGTGAAATTGTTGGCTTCAACTCGCTTGCGCTTGCGCCTTGGCTAGCCATAAACGCTGATCGTTGATCAACGGGCATAGCCAAAAGTCGGTCAGCACTCGCGGCCATTTGCGCCTTTTCAGCGTCAGTAAACAGGTCGTTAGCCATCAAGTCTTCTTTATACGCCGTGATGTTGGCGTCAGAAGGATTCTGACTTGTGTCACGCTGTGCTTGCGCGACAAATTTTCTTCTAGCATCTTGGACTTCAAATTTAGTTTTCTTTTGCGCCAAGGCCGCCGTCTCGGCGTCGCTTAAGGATTTTTCATAAGCTAAACCAGTTTTGCCAAATTTTCTAAGCCCCATTCGCCCTTCAGGCGTAGACAAATCAGTTTTAGCCAAATAATTACGTGTACCTTCTTCTTCCTCACGGGTGCGCTCATACTCTTGCATTTTTAGCGCGTTCATTCGGCTTTCTTGATCAGCCTGCTTAAACTTCATGGCTGTTGTCAACGTGTTTATTGGCGAGAACTGCGCCATGTCAAACTGTACTGGCTTTGCACCAAGGATAATGCTGGGGTCAAGTGGCATTTCTGTTCCTTACTATAAAGGTATGCTAGGTCGGTTTAAATAGCTGTTCAACAACTGATTTTGCTGATACATACCATACAAGTTTAAGCCTTGGCCTATGGCGCCGGTAATTGCGTTTGCTTGACCAATTTGACCAGCAGCCCTTGCGTTAGCAATACCAGTCAGCGCATTAATTTGACCAGCGCCTTGCTGGCCGTAAATATTGGTTAGGTTGCTACCATACCCACCATAAGCACTTTGACGCGCTGCGCCAGACCCAGCATATGCGTTTGACATACTGGCTCCCAAATTACCATAGGCAGTTGAAGCACCAGCGCCTTGTTGTGCGGCAATATTGCCAGCAGCGCTGCCGTATCCGCCATAAGCAGCGCTTGCGCCAGCGCCAGCGCCTTGAATGGCTTGCGAGCCACCGGATGCAAGATTACCCGCAGCAGCAGCTTGTCCAGCGGCAGCAGCTTGACCTACCCCCTGCAACGACTGCAATGCGGATAATTTATTTCCGCGTTCAGTAGCAAAACGATTAAATGCGTTGCTGTACTCTTGCGCTTGAAAAGCTTTATTGGCCATGAAACGGTTGTACGCGTTGCCGTACTCTTGCGAACCCATAGCCTGCCCGTACTCAGCAGCCGCTTTCAGTGCAGCGCCGGACTGTAGGCCACCTCTTGCCGCAGTCGAACGCTCAATAGCTTTTTGACCTTCAGCTAGGCGAAACGCATAGCCGGGGTCTTGCTCCATTTCTTTGATGTTAAATTCTTTAAACAGTGTGTTCGGATCAAACCCTTGAACATTAAACGCTGTGGTGGCAGAGCCAAACCCTGGCGCTTCTTTGTTACTGCCTAACCCTAGCAATTCCAACAAACGGGTTTGGCCTAGTTCGCCTGCTTCTTTATACGAGCGTAAGTTTTCAACTTGTTTGTTGAACATTTCACGTTGTAGGCCAAGCGTTTGGTCAAGCGCTCTTTGCTGCGCGCCTAACTGCTGATTCAGCATGTCTTTAGCTACTTTATTACCAGCATCAGCAGCTTCTTTTTGAGATATTAAAGTTTGATTTAATGTAGTTTGTTGCGCGGCAATTTGTTTATCAAGCGCTTCTTTCTCAGCGGCAAGTTGCTGCGTCAGCATCTCTTTTTGAGCAATAATTTGCTTTTCACCAATTGCTTGAGAAACTTCGCCTGCTTGTGTGGCGGCGGCGGCTTGCGTATCCGCAGCACTTGACGCAGCGTCTGCTGAAATTACGCTACCAATTACTACTGCACCAGCTACCCATCCACTCATAATAGTTCTCCTTGCATCTCAAAGCCAAAATTGACCCGCATTGATGCTCTGTAGTCTACTAACAATTCATCGCCTGCGTTGATTTTACGCGAAGCAACGGCAAATATGTTATTTCCAACCAACTCTGGCCGAATATTACCGTTTGGGGAATGATTGATAAATCTTCCACCGGGGGTACGTTTCCCATCAAGCCTACCCGGACAAACAGTTTCACCCGCCTCAAAGTCTTTTGTTGCAAACAGACCGCGACCATGAATGCTAGAAGATTTAAGCTCCACAAAAAACCCCTCGGGCATGTCAATCAAGTCTGACTCAATTTGCGCTATCTTGGCTACGTCGGCATCTGTTATTCCTAACTGATGCAAAAATAACCCATAGTCAACCCGTGCTTTTTGTTCTTCACTTCTGCTATCGGCTAGCCCGCATTCGGGGACAACGTACAGCCGGTCTTCAAGAATCCCAAGGTCGGTGCAATCGTCAGGGTTGTCGTAAACGTCCACCCAAACTACTTCTTCATCAAAAACGCGGCCTGCGCGTTGCATTCCTGCGCTGGCTTCAAATTCAAGTGGCGCAGTAAGAACCTTAACGCCATCATCCGTATTTACGGCAATTGTGCCCTTTTCTAACCGCACACGATAAGGGGTTTTGTGTTCAGCGCCCGTCAATACAACCCATGCAGGGATTGTAATTGCGCGCTCATATACACCGGGCAGAAACGTGTGCGTTGTGGCTATGTCAGCTTGCGGCATTTTTAGCAATTCGTTTTGGAGCGCCTTGACTTTTTGAGCCATAGGCAACGCAAAATCAAACCCTTTACCGTAAGTTACTGTGATCATGACGCCATGATTACCCAGTTTGTGCCGTCAGATACAAGAGTCGCCCATGCGCCCACTAATCCAGGAAGAATTGCCGTACCCGCTGCGCCGCCAAGAAGGGGCACGACGTTGCTAGATGCTGATACTAAAGTTTGAAGTTGCAAGTTTTTAAAAGTGACTACACGTCCAGGCCAAGCTGAAGCTGCTGGAAGTGTGACCGTGCAAGTCGAACCTGACTTGTTGTTGATGATCCACCCTTCGTCATCAGCAAGCGTAAAGTCGGCGGTTTTGGTGGCAACCGTGGGTCGCACCGCCAAACCCGTACCACCGTTGGCAACGGGTAACACCCCTGTGACTTGCGTTGTTAAATCAACACCGGTCAAAGCGCCGCCTAACGTAAGCGCGCCGCTAACTGTTACGTTACCTGTCAAAGTAAGACCGTTAACTGAGCCCGCGCCAGTTACGCTTGTAACAGTTCCATTGCCGTTGCCAGTACCCGCACCTAAATTTATACGTGCTTGGGTTGCGTTATCCGCGCCTGTTCCACCATTGGCTATCTGAGCAATACCTAGCGTTGCGCCGCCAGATATGGTGTAAATATTATTGAAGAAACGAAACCATTCCCGCGAGATTAAACCGGTTTTTTCTTCAACCAAAGCCACCCGCGCCGAAGGTATCTTGGTGATGTTTGGTGTGGTATTAGGCATTGGTTGCGCTCACTTTAAGCTCCGCGCCCATAATTGCAATTTTTATTGGATCAGTGCCCGACACTTCGTAAACGCGGTCGCGCAGCTTTAGCGTCATACCCAACCGACGCCAAATAACACGGCGCCCCCATTCACCTGTTTTACCCATTGACCGCCAGTGTTCGTTACTCCACGTATGACCACCGTCATCTGACCAGCGCAGCATAACTTGCGGATCAATTGCTGTTGCAGACATGGAGCTTAATTCAACTAATATTTTGCCGCCCACACTTGATGCAACCGCATTAAGAATAAGACCCCCATCTTCTTGCACAAGGTTTTCGCCGGATTCAGTCAATAAAGCGCTAATAGTGTCGTATTCCCAAACAAGAAAATCACCATTTTCGGTAAGCAAATCGTCATTTGGGTTAGATACGTCGGTAGTAACTGGCGTTGTAGTAACAGTCGAACTAATAGCGCCAGTTTCAGCGTCAAGCTGAAGTGAGTGCTGGGCGGTACGCTTTAGATCATTTGTGCCGACCGGCAACGCCCTCCATGACCGAAGCCATTTCTGCACTGCGCCATCATCTGAAAACACATCTAAATCAAATGATGGCGCAGTGCAGAAATGGCTTCGGTCATG